TTGATGGTCTGATCACGGCTCTGTTTGGCGATGAGTCCGGCGGCGGTCTGGTCAATTTGCTGATTCCCCGGATCACAACTGCCTTGAATGGCATCGCAAAATTCATTTCGACGGCGGCTCCGCTCTTTATCCCCAAAATTGGCGAGCTGGTGAAGGGTATGCTGCCGGCATTCGTCAGCGCCGTATCTACGATCCTTACTGAGCTAACCAAAGTCCTTCCGAGCATCGTAGAGGCTGTTTCCGGCGTAATCCCGGACATTATAACGGCCCTAACGACATTAATCCCGACACTGGCCTCATCTGGTTTGTCGATTCTGCAAACGCTACTCAACGGAATAAAAGAGAATCTGCCTCTGATCCTGAGCAGCGCGACAACAATCATCACCACATTGATGACTGATCTTTCGACGCAGCTTCCGCAGTTGCTTGGCACGGCATCACTTATCATCCTTGAGCTGGTGAACGGTATTATTACCAATGCGCCTCAGCTGATCCAGAGCGCGATCACATCCATATCGGTCTACATGAGCGGGATCATTTCACAATGGCCTAAAATCCTTGCTAAGGGTGGCGAAATTGTCAGCAATCTGATCTCCGGCATAACCAATAAAGGGCCGGAGCTGCTTAAGCAGATCAGTACGACAATGACCGACCTGATCGGCAAGATCGGCGGGGTATTGCCTGACATCCTGACCAAGGGCGGGGAGATTGCCGGGAAGTTGCTTAACGGTATAAATCAGGGTATGCCTGGTGTGATCTCTGCTTTTTCGACTGCGATCCAGGGTATTGTCAAAGCCATCGGCGATATTTTTCCGGATGTAAGCTCCGGCATCGCTGATATTGTAACGGCCTGTCAGCCTATTGCAGATACGGCCGGCAAAACGTTTACCGATTTTGCGGGCATCGTTGCTGACGCGATTGTTCAGGTCATTGATGCAATCGCGCCGTATATTCCTAACATTACGGACATGGTCAACAAGACTGTGGAGCAGCTGCCAAACATCATTGATTCTTTTACTGGACTGGTGAGCGAGATCGGAACCGCGATAACCAATATTGTTAGCGAAATCGCACCATATATCCCGGAAATCACCAACATGGTCAACAATACGGTGGATAAGCTTCCGGAGATCATCACGGCGTTCACGGGGCTGGTTGATACGATCGGCTCCAAGATAACCGAAATCGTCCAGGCGCTGGCACCGTACACGCCTGAGATCACTAAGATGGTTCAGACGGCAACGGAAAACCTGCCCAAGATCATCAAGGAGTTTTCGGGCCTGGCTGAGAAGATCGGCCCGCTGATTGAAAAAGTCACGGAACTGGTTGGCAAAATTGGCGATAAAGTTGTCGAGATTGTGGACTCAGTCGGCACAAATATCACCAGCATAGTTAATTCTTTCTCCGGCCTGCTTACGAAGCTGACACCGGTCATCCTGGCCATTGGAATGGTGATTGGTTCCATCGGGAACGCAGTTAAGACCATCGTGGACAGCATCGGCACAAACCTCGCGAAAATTGTTACGTCCTTTGAGGGCTTTAACAAATCCCTGGCCGAACCTATCAAAGCGGTCGGGGAATCCATTAGCGGTATCATCACATCGATTACAGACGGTGTGACAAACATCAATAATTCTATCGCTAACATCCTTGAAAAGCTGGCTGGTGTGTTTGACAGCATCGGCGGTGCAGCTGAAAAAGCCGGAGCCGGTTTCCAGACAGTCGCTGATGCGGCCATTAAACTGGCAAATGAGACTTCCGTTATCGATCTGGCGGCATCCCTTGGAGCCGTCGCAAACGGTATCAAGGATATTAACCGAGAAGCTAAATGGGCGCATGATAACAAGATTGGTGAAGCTGTTTCGGAAGTTGGCTCCGGTCTGGCGGATCTGAAGACAAACGGCGAAGGTCTCGACACGGTCAACACGGCCATGGCGGCTTTTGCGACAGCTGTTAAAAACATCAATAACGAGTGCAAAAACACAAGCAACCTCGAATCCTACAGCACCAAGATCAATCAGGTTGCCACAAATGCCGGCGTGGATCTGGGCAATCTCGGAACGTTCGCGACTGATGCGCTGGGCAACATGAAAACCATGTCAACGGACGGTAAGACCGCGCTGAACGACTTGTCAACCAACGGCAAAACAAGCATGACCACGTTGGCGAACGGAATCAAGAGCTATGTGACGCAGATCAAGACCAACATGAGCAACGGGTTTAACTCGATGGTCAATTCCGCTCGATCGGCGTTTGCAAGCCTTAATAATGCCGTAAGCAGTGCCATGCAGTCGATGGTCTCCCGTGTACAGTACAGCGTCCAGCAGGTGAGCGGAGCGTTCAGTCGTGTTTCGTTCAATATGTACAAGCATATTTCTCTTCCTCACTTCTCCCTGTCCGGTAGCTTTGACGCTCAGACTGGCCGTGTCCCGTCTGTGTCGGTCAGCTGGTACGACAAGGGCGGTATTTTCACTCAGCCAAGTATCATCGGTGTCGGTGAAAAACGACCCGAGTTTGTCGGTGCTTTGGATGACCTGCGCGAGATTGTGCGGGAAGAAGCCGGGATCGGAAATGTGACAATCAATGTGTACGGAAGCGAGGGCCAGAACGTGCGCGAGCTGGCCGATATTGTGATGGATCGGATCCAGATGCAAATTGACAGGAAGGGGGCGGCGTTCGCGTGAACGGTGTAATCAGCTGGAACGGTCAGCGGTCGGATCAGTTCGGCATCACGGTCGAAAAATATCCTGGCCACACAAAGCCGGAGCGCAAGCGGGAGACATTCGCCGTCCCTGGCCGGAATGGCGATATCGTCCTCATGCAGGACGCTTGGGAGAACGTACAACAGAAATACGAGATTTTCGCCGGGAATGGTAAACGAGGAGCCGTTTCCGGCGGCTTTTCTCGTGTCGCTGATTGGCTGTATGGGCCATCCGGATACTGCGAGTTATGGGACGATTTCGACCCGGATCATTACCGGCTTGCCTACTTCACCGGGCCTTTCGATGTGGAACCGTCGCTGGTGGGGCGGACGGGAAGAGCAACGATCTCTTTTACCTGCAAACCGCAAAGGTTCCTGATGATCGGGAAGAATCCGGTTGCGTTTTCGGCATCCGGCACGATCATCAATCCGACACCGTTCAAGGCCCGGCCGCTTATTAAAATCACAAAATCCTCTGGATCTGGCTCCGGCACGGTCACGGTCAACGGGACTGTTTTCACGATCAGCTCCGTTCCGTCAGTCCTCTATATCGATTGCGATGAAATGACCTGCTACGACAGCAACGGAATCAATCGCAACAGCATTGTGACATCCAGCACCAGCGAATTTGCCGTACTGGACAGCGGAGAAAACGGAATCAGCTTCACGGGCCGGATCGCATCGGTCGAAATCGTTCCGAACTGGTTCGAGATTTGAGAAAGGAGGGCGGGAATGTATCCAAAATTGTTTCCCAGCGGTGCCACATCGTGGGCGAGCATGGGGATCGGCATCCTGAAGGACGCGATCCGGTGCGATGTCGAGGAAAACCGCAACGGCTCTTATGAGCTTGAAATGGAATATCCGATCAGCGGAGCATTTTTCTCGGAAATCGCCCTCCGTTCGCTGATCGTTGCCAAACCTAATTTTACAGACGATTCTCAGCCCTTCCGGGTATACAACATCAGCAAGCCGCTTAACGGCGTTGTTACGATCAATGCGCAACACATCAGCTATGATCTGTCAGGATTCACAAGCAAGCCGTTTGTGGCTCCGGGCCTCCAGACCGCGCTTGTCAGTCTGACGCAGTCCGGAAACATCTATCCGACTTCCTGCCCGTTCTCGTTCAGCTCTGATATGTCGAGCGCGTCTACACTGACCATCTCGCATCCGGTCAGCACACGGGCGATCATGGGCGGCATCCATGGGAGCTTGATCGATGTTTTCGGCGGTGAATGGCATTATGACGGCTATCAATGCGAGCTGTTGGGGGCCAGGGGAACAGATCGGGGAGTCACGATCCGGTACGGAAAGAACCTGACCGATCTCAAGCACGTTGAGGAAGACAAAGTTTATACGGCAGTCTATCCGTACTATTACAACGAAGAAACCGGCGTGATTGTCACGCTTCCGGAGCAGGTGCTCCCGGTTCCGGGGACTTTTACATATGTCAAGGTTCTGACGCTTGATCTGTCGGATGAATTCCAGGAAGCGCCGACAGAGGCCCAGCTCCGGAGCCGAGCGCAGAGCTATATCAATCAGCACACGCTCGGAGCGAATAGCAAGAATATCACGCTCAATTTCGTCCAGCTGGATACGCTCCAGGATCGGGTGGATCTGTGCGACACGGTGTCGGTCTACAATGACAAACTCGGCGTATCTGCATCCGCAAAATGCATCCGGACGGTGTGGGATGTTCTGCGTGAGAGATACAAAGAGGTTGAGCTTGGAACAGCTCGGAACAGTATTGCATCCACAATCGCGAGGATCGAGGACGAAACCGTAGACAAGGCGGCGGCAAAGGCCAATCGATCTGCCGCGACAATCGCAAAAAGCGTTGCGGAGGTCATAACAGGCAATGCGGGCGGCTATGTCATCATGCACGACACCAACGATGATGGCGAGCCGGACGAAATCCTGATCATGGATACCGATGACATCCAGACGGCGGTCAAGGTCATCAGGATGAATAATGCCGGGATCGCGTTTTCCAAAACCGGATATGCCGGGACATATTCCACCGCATGGAATATCAATGGCGAGTTCGTGGCAGATTTCATCGCGACAGGCCAGCTCAAGACAGCATCGGTTGAAATCTTTGGAGACGCTCAATTCTTTTGGGATGCCGCAAACATCACGATTGTAGATCCCAATAACAGCCGGCGTATGATCAGGCTCGGCAAGTATGACGGAACCAATTATGGGCTTGGGTTCAGCTATGACGGCGGGCGCACATGGCAGACAGGAATGGATTTTGACGGGATCCAGATTCTTGGCAATGTGAAGCGTGATTATTACGCCAAAATTGATGGTGACTCGTTCGACATTATGTATCTCGATCAAGAGATGGTGCACCTCGGGATTGGAAGCGGCATTGATGAAAATGGTAATACTGCTATAAATCCATATTACACGCTTGGTGCGAGAGCCGCGAACTCTGTTGTCGGGAATTTTAGCCTCGCTGTCGGAAAACTTAACACGGCATCAAATTATGGCGCGTTAGCAGTTGGTGACAAGAACGAAGCGAGCGGATTAGAAAGCATCGCGCTTGGTGGCAATAACAAGGCAACAAAAACAGGAGCTTGCGCGATAGGTTCATCCAATACAGCATCCGGATTTCACGCTTTTGCGTGTAACTCTGTCAATACTGCGTCCGGAGATAACTCTGTTGCAATGGGTAACAACAATAAAGCCACAGGAGAGTGTGCCTTTGCGGTAGGTGTTGGGAACATTGCCTCCGGAAATCAGTCTGTTGCTTTTGGTCACTCGGTAATCGCGGCGGTAAATAATCAGCTCGCACTTGGTGTTTGCAATGTCGAAGATACTACAGACGCTTATGTTGTTGTGATCGGCAATGGCACTCAGAATGCACGTAAAAATATCCTGACGGTCAACTGGGTGGGGAGTGTTACCATCGCCGGAACTCTGACTCAGAATTCTGATAAACGTCTGAAAACGATCATCGGCAAAGCTCCGGATCTGTCCGGCATCAGGGCGGTCGCGTTCCGCTGGCGGCAGGATGTGGACGGCGAGAAAGATAAGCTTCAGCACATCGGTTATATCGCTCAGGATGTGGAGCAGATCGCGCCGTATCTGGTCGGCGAGGACGCGAACGGATACAAAACCCTGGATTATATAGGCCTGCTGTGCGCGAAGGTAGACCAGCTGGAAAAGACGGTCATGGAACTGACAAAACGGGTTCAGGAATTGGAGGCGAAACAATGAAAAAATACTTGGTGATTGAAATGCAGACATGGGTGGACGGAACAATGGCAACGCCAACATATGCATACGATGATAAAGCCTCCGCGATTGCGAAATGGCACACAATCCTTGCGGCGGCGGTCAAGTCAACGCTTCCCGTCCATGCGGCTTCCCTGATGACCAATGACGGAATTTGTCTCCAATCTGAATGCTACGAACACGAACAGCCGGAACCGGAGGTGACAGAGTAAATGGATCGGCAAGTTATAACCGTTGACATCGCTCCGGGATCGAACGCACAACAGCGTTTGATGGTATCTCAGGGCGATATCGGCAGACCGCTCGGAGTGAGAATCAGCCAGAACGGCCTTCCGCTAAATTGCACCGGATACACCGCGCATCTGTACGTGTTGAAACCGGATCACAACTATTATGAGTGTACCTGTACAATCAGCAATAACAATCTGATCAGTTGGGACACTGCGGAGCAGGAGACGCCGGTTGCCGGTGAGTGTTTGGCAGAGATCCGGATCACGAGTGGCACAAACGACATCGGAACCGCTTGCTTTGTGGAGTACGTGGAAGCCTCTCCAGCCGATCTTGGATATGCGAGCGAATCGCTGATTTCCAGCATGACTGAGTATGTCGATGCCGCACAACAGGCCGCAGAAGAGGCGGAACAGATCGTTGAGGATTACGATAATGTAAACGATGTGGCTGTGGACGCTTCCGGGCATATTGTGCTGACGAAGGTTCTCGGCAGTACAGTCGAATCGGACGAAACGGTCTTGCAACCGGGAGACATCGAAAATGATCTGCTTGCGACCACTGCCGGGAAGGTGCTGGATGCAAGACAGGGAAAAGCGCTGAAGGATGCGATTGATGAAATCGTGAACAGCAACAAGCTCGCTGTGTCGGCAGTGTTCTGCGGAAGCAATAATCCGTTAGTGTTTACGGCTGAGACAAAACATCAATATTTCATTGTAGCATCTTCGAGCTTGTCGACCCTCGCCGATCTGTTTTTAGTTCAGGGCGGTGCATCTTCCGCATACTGCCATAAACTTACAAGCGTTTCTCAAATGACGATTTCGAGCAATGGGCTGGAAGTCACGATCAGCAAACCGACAGGATTGAGCCAGTCAACGTATTTTGTTATTTATGATTATGATTTCTCTGATTTATAAGCCCATATTTACACTCTGACGGAGGAGGTTCATAAATGGACAGACAAATAATCACGGTTGACATCGCGCCAGAGGTGCAATCCGACCGGCGCTTGAAAGTGTCACAGTACGATGTTGGCAGACCGCTTGGGGTGTACATTGAACAGGACGGTGTTCCGCTGAACTGTTCGGCGTACGAGGCCACTTTGTACGTTTTGAAGCCGGATCGCAACTATTACGAGCATGTTTGCACAGTCGATGCGAACGAGCATAATCTGATCTGCTGGGAAACCGCAGAACAGGAAACGCCGGTTGCTGGTGTCTGTCTGGCCGAAATCCGCATCACCTCCAACGGCGAGGACATCGGTACGGCGAACTTTACAGAATGGGTCGAAGAGTCTCCGACCGACATCGGGCTCGCGAGTGACAGCGCGATTGAAAGCATCAGATCGCAGGTCAAACGGGCTGAGGAAGCCGCAAACGCCGCAGAAGAAGCGGTCGGCAGTTATGATGCAATGACGGCGGAAGCGGAAACACTTGAGGCCGGGTCGCAGGCTACGGCAAGCATCGATCGCAGCGGAGATCATCCGGTGCTGACGGTCGGGATCCCGGCGGGCGATAAGGGCGACAAAGGCGATGCTTTCACGTACTCAGATTTCACGGAGGAACAGAAAGCAGAACTGGTGCAGGGGCCGATCCAGTCTGCACAGACCGCCGCTGTCAATGCAGTTCAGGAAGAAAGCACAAGGCAGGTTCAGGAAGTCAACACAGCCGGAGCAACTCAGAAACAGGCGGTAGAAGACAAAGGTCAGGAAGTGCTGGATTCCATCCCCGCTGACTACTCTGATTTGACGGAAGAGGTTGCTGATTTAAACCGCGCTTTTAACGACTTGCATGGTGGTGCAACCGGACAGGTTCTACGGAAGAGGAGTAATGCCGATTATGCCTATGAATGGGCATCTGTTGGACAGCCTACGGACGAACAGACAGCGAAGGCCGTTTCCGATTGGCTTGATGATCATCCAGAAGCGACAACAACTGTGCAAGATGGGAGCTTAACAGAAGCAAAATTTACAGCACAAACACTTTCTGCGCTAAAAAACAATTATGTAACCCCACAGATGTATGGCGCTGTCGCCGATGGGATTACTGATGATACAACGGCAATACAGCAGGCCCTCAATAGCGGATTGAGTGTATTTTTCCCAACCGGTACATATTTAACTTCTGGTGTTACTATAAGCAGAGAACTCAAAATACAATTTGATGCCGCAATATTAAAAGCAAAGAACAGTTATCAGGATTTTATTATAAAGGTAGATTCAGTTCGAGTATTTTTTTATGGGGATTTTACAGTCTCTGGGGACAGCAAAGCTTATACTGGAATCCAATTTCTTAATTCAAACGGAAGTTATATTCAGCGTGTTACGGCAACTTTTTGCCTTGCATTTGGCGTATATTTATATCAATGTAATGGATCTCACTTTGGTATTGTTGTTGGTTCATATTGTGGAAAGCGAATTGAACTTTCTGATGTTTCAAGAGAATCCAATTACAGTATAAAAATTAACGACGAACTTTCTGAATTATATGAAACATTGCTGTCCAGTAAATATGCTGTAAGTATGGTTTTATATGACACGAGTGGTTTTGTTGACGGTGGGCCTAACGCACTGACCAGATTAATTAATTCATTCGACCATGAGACAAATTTGTTAGCAATGGGGCAATCCGCTGCGAATGCGACTGGCAGTTTATACGTTAATAAATCATGCAATATATATTTCGGAGGTGCTTTGTATCTATCAGCAAACAGTAATGCGCAAATTATAATTGATTACTTTACTACAAGCTTGTGTTCTGTTGGTTTATGTTGCGCTGCTACATATGGGCATGTGCTAAACGCATTCTATTCTCAATCTGATGGGATTCCAATGTTTTTCACTGGCTATTCTTTAGGATGGTATATTGGATCATACACTATAGAAGGGAGCAGAACAGGATATGAGATCTTGTCATATTATTATAATTATTCTGTAATTGGCACTAGATCGACAGGAGGCAGAAATAATTCTAATACTTCGCAAATTGTTAGCATTGTAAACGGAACCAGTGACCAGAATCCTGTAAATCTTTCTTCTCTGTCCCTAAAATTAATGCCAGCGATATATTTCTCAACAGGTAGTGTGGATATTTCAAATACAGGCAGAGATACTTTTATACTCGGTGGAGGAATAACAGGACTGCAAATAAAAATGAATGACCCATATAAAAATATGTATCAGGGTATAAATCCATGGGGTGTAAAAACTGCTTATTTGCTCGCGCCATCGAGTGGAAACGATAGAATTTTTAAAATAAAACTTAGTGCTGATGTAATTTCTGCTGGATATAGTATTAAAAATGGAACAAACGGCGAACTTGCTTTCACAGTAACAGGATCTGCAATGACAAAAATAACAATAGTTCTTAATTCGTTTAATAATGTGTTTTGGGCTTTTGCTGAAGCTGTTAGTCCTATTACTGCAAGTTAATAGCAGTGCACAATCATGAGGTAGTGGAGGTGCAAATCCTTACCCGCTTGTGATGATTTAAAGTTCACGAGGTGAAGTGATGAAATATTTCTTAATGCGCCCACCAAGATGGATTGAACGTATCTTGTCGAAATTCCCGGCATATCGTGAATGGTATATACGGGAGGTTTGTAAACTGTTGCGTGAGGATGTAATAAAGAGTTTTGAAGGCCGTTATGAAGGTGGTGATATGGAATGATTGGAGAAGGGATTGCTCCGTTAACGCTATCCCGCCCCGATGATGGGGCATTATAACTTAACGTTCGCTCAGAATGGGACACAGAGCATGATTGATTTAGGATTATCAGAAGAATTTCTGTCTGGATACAAAGCAAGATTGAATAATGAACCTTTTGACGGCACTAAATCTGATGATTGGAAGATGGGCTGGTTAGATGCGAATCAGTCTTTGAAGTGGTAACTTAAAGTTCACTTTAACTCATTTCAAAAAAAAAGGCAGGAGGACAGCAAAATGGACATTGTCGAGCAGGCTTTCCTCCTGCTTTTTCTTTTAACGATCATCGGCGTGGTCTTTATGAGGAGGTGACTGATCTGACATCACAAGAGCTTATTGAAGAGTTTCAGCGGATGTATGATGAACACTGGCCATATGAGTGGGGTTCTGCCCGTGAGGGCTGTGTTGACTGCTCTGGGGCTTTCGTGAATGCATTCCGCAAGCACGGTCTCAATATCACCCATGGAAGCAACAGCATTGCAAGAATGTTTGTTGTTCAGCTGCTTCCGATCGATCAGGCCCGGCCCGGAATGGTCGCTTTTAAATGCCGCCCGTGGACAGAAAGCGAACGGGGGAACAAATGGTATGGTCAGCCTCCCGGCGATGTCCATCATGTCGGACTTGTGGACGATGATGTCCGGTACGTTCTCAATGCAAAGGGCGAAAAGTACGGCTTCAGCCGTGATCCAATACGATCATGGGATTATGTGGCATATCTCAAAAATATAACCTACAACAGCAAGGAGGCAAGCAAAATGCAGACGGCAACGGTCGTTCTTCCGTCAGGCGCGGCAGGAAAGACGGTCAACTTCCGGACTCGCCCGGATCGGGACGCGCAGCTGGTCGAGCGGGTTCCGGTTGGGAGTCAGGTGGATGTCCTGGAGGATCAGGGTGCATGGGTAAAAATCCAATGGGCCGGGAAAACCGGTTACATGATGAGCAATTACCTGGAGTATGAGGGCCAGGACGGAGAAAGTCTGCCGGATCTGACCGATGAAGACCGGATCCAGATCGATCAGGCGCTCAAGGCCATCGAAACGGCAGTGGACATCATCGGCAATATTGTTGGGAGAGGGTGAGAACCGTGTCGGAAACAGCAACATCCATTATCGGCTTCGCGCCTTCCGCATTATGGGTGACCATTGGCGTATTGATCGCGGTTGGAATCATCGTGAAACTGATAATGGATCTGATCATCAAATACAGAGAGCTGAGGAAACCGAAAGTGTCTGATGAACGCATAATCCAGGAAAGTCTGCAGTCTGATCATGACCGGTTGACTCAGCTGGAAAACATTACACAAAAACAAGATGAAGAGCTGAAAATGATTCTTCGAAGTCAGCTCGCAATGATCCATCACATGATTGATGGCAACGGCGTGGACAAACTCAAAGAGACACAATCAGATATGGAATATTATCTGATCACGGGGAAGATCAAGAAACAGGAGGTATGAGATATGCGTAACTGGAAAGAATGGCTGAAGGCGGCTCTGATCCGTGCGGTGCGGACTTTTGCGGAATCCATGTTGGCGTACATCGGCACCGGTGCGGTTGTGCTGGGTGATGTCAACTGGATCGCTGCGCTGTCTGCCGGCGGGTTTGGTTTCATCTGCGCGATGCTGCTGGCTCTGTCCGGCCTGCCGGAGGAACCGCAGACAGAACCGCCAGATATGGAAGAGTAAGATTAATATAACGATAATAGCCGGGGAGCGTGATGCTCTCCGGCTATTTTTTTGACTTTGACCACATTTTCATGCTACAATTTTCAGTACGAAATACGTACCGAAATGGTATAGTGTTCGTTTAGAGTTCGGGCTTGTCCACTTGACCGGACTAAACGAACACTCAGGCCCGGAAGGAAGATCGACAATTTTTTGCCGGTCTTCTTTTTTTATGCTGAAATATACCAGGATGTCGGAGGGCCTGACTTCCGCCCGGATCACAAACGCATCCAGCAAGGCTGCATTGGTAAGCTCCT